AGCGCAGGTCTTCGACAAATTCGAGGATACAAGTCGGGTGAAGGCAAGGCGGTTCATATTGTGAACAACCTCAAATACATTGACTCACTCAACAAAGGACATTCGAAACAAGCCCCTAGCGACTTTGTGCAGATGGCGGTCCTTGCCGGTCGTAAGGCTGTGCAGAATGTCCGAGTAAACTTCAAGTAGCAAATAGGAGGCCGCCATGGCCGAGGAACGCATCGACATTGTGGTGACCCAACGTGGGTCCCGCGAAGTCAAACGCGACTTGGAAAGCATTGGCACAGGCGCGGCTTCCAGCATCCCTGGAGTCAATAAACTCAAAGCCGCCTTGCAGCAAATTGGCGGAGGTGTGTCACTGGCTGTTACTCACACCGGTCAGCTGCAAGACGCAATGTCCAAATTGGGAATCGGTGCAGACCTTGGTGCCAAGGGCTTGCTTCGCATGTCGACTGCGCTCAGCGCGGCTCAAACTGCCATGGAGACCATCTGGGGCGTGACAGTTCGCCTTTATGATAGCCTGGCCTCTTTGTCCTCACAAGCCTCTGACGGGGCAGGCCTTCCGGCTTTGGCTTCAGCTGCCTCCTCAGCGCTTGGACCATTGGCTTCTGTGGGAACGGCTCTTGTCGTGATTGCTCGGGAGAGTACGGCTGTAATTCAGCAGCTGAACCTGATCCGAGGCTCCTTCGAGCAGCTGCGCGTGTCCGGGGGAGGTACTCAGACGCTTCTGTTCGACGCGGCGTCCATGGCGAAAGACATCACTCCCAACCTCAATGGTGTGGGAAATGCTGCTCAGACTGCAACCACGAGTTTCCGCAATCTGGCAGGTGGGGCCGGCGGGGCCGTGCCTCCAGTGAACAACCTTGGCCAAGCACTAGGCGGTGCGGGGGCTGCAGCCAACAATGCCCACTTGTCTTTCTTCAATCTGTGGCGGATTTTGCTGGCCCTTACAGTCCTTCGCCAGGTTGTCTCCGCAGTCTCTGACGCTTCGGATGCTTGGACCATGATGAGCAACAGGCTCAACCAGGTGTCCACTGACAGCCTCGATCTGGTGATGACTCAAGAAGCTGTATATGCTGCAGCCCAGCGTACGCGCTCGGGCCTTGAGGACATTGCCAACCTCTACACTCGCACGAGCATGGCCACTGAAAGACTTGGGCTGTCTCAGAAAGAGGTGATGGGCATCACGGAAACGGTGGCCAAGGCCATGAAACTGAACGGCGGGTCCGTCCAGGAGACGGCAAATGCCATGCGTCAGTTGTCGCAAGCCTTTAACAAGGGTAAGCTTGACGGCGATGAGTTCCGGTCTATCATGGAAAACGCTCCACAGCTTCAAAAGCTGTTTGCGGACTCCCTGGGCGTGACCAAGGGCGAGCTCATGGCAATGAGCAAGGCCGGCACCTTGACTCTAGAGAGACTCATTGCAGCCATCCAGAAGGGGGGCCCTGCGATCGACGAAGCCTTTGGCAAGTCGGTCCCGACCCTTGCTGAGGGCTTCCAAAAGGTTGGAAACGCTTTTACTCGGTTCATAGGGCACATGAACGAGGCCACCGGATTTAGCCGAGGCTTCTACAATGTGATGACCCTGATCGCAAACAATATTGACATCATCATGACAGCTTTGACTGTGCTTGGGGTGGCGATCATTGCAGCCTTTGGACCTGCAGTTGTTAGCATGATTGTGACCTTTGGGGCTTCTGTTGCACTTGCCTTGGGTCCTATTGGCTGGGTTGTTGCTGGACTTTCTGCCATTGCAGCAAGCCTCCTTGTCTGGCGTGAGCGTACTATGAACGCCACCGATGCAGCAATTGCCCACCACACTATCATCGAACAGATCAAGCAGGCCTACATCGAAAGCAAGGGGGCCGTGCAGAACTGGGCAGACACAATCGAGGGGGCCACGCGTTCACAGGTACTTGCCTCACTGCAGTCTGCCGATGACGAACTGTCCAAGCTGCGGCAGAACGCCCTGTCTCCACTTGGCACTAACCAGCTGTTCAACCTGACCACGGGAGTAGTCTCGGGGAACGAGGCCAGTGTGCAGTTGAACCACCTGATCCAGACCTTCAAGGCTGGTGGCATTGAGGCAAAACTCTATAAGGCTGAATTGGAGGAACTCAAGACTGCATACCCGCAGGTTCCGAGCGACGTCATTCTGTCATTGGAAAACTATGCTGACACCACGGTCGTGGCTGAAGAGAATTCCAAGAAGCTTCATGCTGCATGGGTACTCATGGGTGAGAATGTTCCGGATATTGTGCGGCGGGCTGCGGAGAATATTCTTGGCATCCAAAGCATCTTTAACAAGCTGACTGGTGTCCCAGACATGAGCAATAGCACAGGTGGGGATACCTTCAGTGCGCAGATGGAGCGCGATAACATCAAAGCCCAAGAGCTTCTGGCCACCAAGCGGTCTGAACTTGCAGTTACCATGGCGATTGCCCAATACGGCGAGAATAGCATCCAGGTCGCTGACCTCCGCATGGCCGCTGAGCAGGCAGTGGTTGAACGCCAGCTTGCTGGTCTCCATATCTCCGCTGAGCTTCATGATCAGATCATGAACACTGTACGGGTCCAAAGTCTGTTCAACAATGGACCCATGAGTGCCTCCATTCAAAATGCCGTGTCCTCGGTGAAAACCCTGGTCGACAAGCTTCGCATGGCTATTGGCTTGAAAGCAATGTTTGGTGGAATGGGCAATGACATGGGCTCGACTGCCGATATTGGCAGTCCTGCTTGGCAGTATGCCCAGTATGGCGCTGGACACTCAGCCATGGCTATGGCAACCAATCCGTTGTACAATCCTATAGTTGTTCCGAATAGCGCTGACTCTCTCAGGGCTAAAAAGGATGGTGGAACAATTGCCAAGAACCTGAAAGAGGCAGACTCGCTGGCAAAGCTCCAGGCAGAAATGCAAAATGAAGCTAACATGCTCCGGCTCAGTAATTCTGAGCGGGCCATCCAGGTTGACCTGCTGCAAAAAGTGGAGCGTCTTCGCCAAGCAGGCATCACCCTGTCTCCGCTTGAGACTACGCAACTTGAAGCGGGCATTCGCAAGATGGCTGCGCTCAAGGAACAGACCGAGTTGTTTGGGAGCGCCATTGACCGGGTTATGAGTGGGGCTACCGATGCCATTGTGAGCTTTGTCAAGGACGGTAAGGTGAACTTTGGTGACCTCATCACCTCCATGATTTCGGACATTGCCCGCTTAGCTGCTCAGCAGTATATCACCAAGCCTTTGACCAACATACTCAATTCCATGGTTGGCAATCTGTTCGGTGGGAGTGTGTCCTTGTTCTCCGCCACTGCTGCCCCTGCTCCTGCCTATGCAACGGGCGGCAGCTTCATTGTGGGTGGGTCTGGTGGTGTGGACAGTCAAACTGTGAAGCTCCGGGCTTCTCCGGGTGAACGAGTGAGCGTTACGCGTCGCGGTCAGGGCTCCGAAGGCGCCGGAAGTGGTGTCACCAATGTATTCAATATCACAACGCCCGACGTGAAAGGCTTCAAAGCCTCTGAAACCCAGATTGCTGCCCGTATGGCTCGCATCACGAGCCGAGGAACAAGGAACAACTGACAATGCCCGCTTTCCATGAAGTTCAGTTTCCCACCGACATTGCCAAAGGTTCTTCCGGAGGCCCTGAAAGGGTGACAGACATTGTGGAGTTGGTGTCTGGCTATGAAGAGCGCAACGCGACCATGGCCAACTCCAAACGCAGTTACGATGCGGGTATGGGGTTGCGAGACGTCAATGACCTCCATGACGTGATCGAGTTCTGGGAAGCTCGCTTTGGCCAACTCTATGGCTTCCGCTGGAAGGACTGGGCAGACTATAAGTCTTGTAAGACCAAGAACTTTCCAGCGTTCACTGATCAGTTGCTGGGCACCGCAAACGGTGTCCAGACTGTCTTTCAGTTAATCAAGACCTATACCAGTGGGGGCTTCAGCTACGTCCGCACCATCAAGAAACCGGTCAATGGCACGGTCTCGGTTGGGAATAATGGGGTTTTGCAAAGCTCGGGTTTCACAATTGACTACACGCAGGGCACCGTTACTTTCAGTTTTGCACCTGGAGCAGGCCATAGTGTGACCGCGGGTTTTGAATTTGATGTGCCTGTGCGCTTTGACGAAGCCAAGATGGCCATCTCCATTGATGCCTTCAACCACGGCTCTGTGCCGTCCATCATGGTGAAGGAGATTTTTGTATGATGAATTTTCCGGCAGCTTTCCAGGCCCACCTGGCAAGCGGAGCGACCACAACCTGCAACTGCTGGAGGGTTACTCGCAAAGATGCAGTAGTCCAGGGCTTTACCGACCATGACGTGGACCTGACTTTCAATGGAACCACGTTCAAAGCAGCCAGTGGCTTCACAGCTTCTCAGATCAACAAGACTCTTGGCTTGTCGACTGACAACCTTGAAGTGCATGGTGCATTGTCCAGTTCCACTATCAACGAAGACGACCTGGCCCTTGGCAAGTATGACGATGCCTTTGTGGAACTGTTCTGGGTGAACTGGATGGACGTTACCCAGTTCGTCACTCGCATGACAGGCTACACAGGTGAAACCAAGCGGACTGGCGTGGCTTTCACCACCGAACTTCGCGGCTTGACAACGCGGCTTGATCAAGTTACCATGCGGACTTTCAAGCGTACCTGTGATGCGCGTGTTGGAGACGCTCGCTGCACAGTTAACTTGGGTCTGTCAACCTTCAATGGTACGGCCACGATCACTGCTATGCTGACTCCCCGCATCTTTCAGGTATCTGGTCTTGGGGCTTTTGCTGACGGCTGGTTTGCCCAGGGCACTGCCACATTCACTGCTGGTTCTAACAACGGAGGCATCGTGGACATCAAGGGTCACACCCTTAGTACCTCTGGTGTTGTGACTCTTGAACTGTGGTTTGCACCGGCTTTTGGCCTTGTGGTTGGAAACACCATGGCTGTGCGTGCGGGCTGTGACCAAACCATTACTATGTGCAAAGCCCGCTTCAACAACGTGTCCAACTTCCGTGGCTTCAATATGATGCCTGGCAATGATAAAGTCATTCGGAACGTTGATCCATCGGCCACAAATGAAGGCTCATCCACAACCACAACCAGTAAGTGAGAAACATGCCAAACGCTGAAGACGTTGTAGCCGAGGCACGTCGGTGGATCGGCACGCCTTATCATCATCAGGCGTCGGTCTTTCAGGTCGGAAGTGACTGTCTCGGACTAGTCCGGGGTGTGTACGCCGGGCTATATGGCTCCGAGCCGGAGACGCCGCCTCCGTATTCCAAAGAATGGGGCGAGTATGATGCCGAGGAACTCATGCTCAATGCCGCAACCAGGCATTTGACCTGCAAACTGCAAGCCCCTGGCAAGGAAACGCTCAGCCTTATGGAGCGTACCTGGATGGCCGGTGATGTTCTGTTTTTCAGGGCTCGCATTGGTGCCGTGGCAAAGCACTGTGGCATATCGTCAGGTAATGGTTTGATGATCCATGCCTACAGTGGTGTGGGGGTTGTTGAAACGGATATTGGCGTTTGGAGCGCTAGGCTTGCTGGGGTGTTCAGTTTCCCTGGCATTTAACAGGGGCACTGACCGGCATGGCAACTTTGGTTCTTGGGGCTGTAGGCTCGGCTATCGGCGCAGGGTTTGGTGGAAGCATCCTGGGCATGTCGGGTATAGCA